GTCTTTGTTAGTAACGTCGATCATATCTTTAGAAATGTCGATTGAATGAGATGTCGCGTTTGCGATTTTGGTCAAGGTTCCGCTAACATCTTTATAGATGCTTATAAGCGTGCCGTTTACTGGTCCAGAGATTGCCATGGTTATTTGTATATTAGATTATTTTTCTTTGCTAAATCGGCAATGATTTGATCAACGCCTTTCATTATGTTTTCCTCTACGCTTGTGGCGTTTGAATCAACGGCCCTTTGCATAAAACGCACCGGGGCAATAGATCCTGTATAGCGGCCTGTAGTTGCTTGGATACGACTTGTTGGCACGCCGTATTCATACATCACGCCCAGGTAGTTGTTGTGGTACTCCTTGCGCAAGCCAATCAAAGCCTTATCATAGTTCTGATTATCCTTGCTATTAATAAAACCGATTGAGTCCCGCAAATCGCCTGTATCGACTGGCACCAAAGATTTGGCCGTTGCAATAATTGGGCTTGCGCTTTTCTTTAAAACTTGCTGGAGTTTACGACTTTTCACACTGACCCCCATAGCCTTTAGGGCTTCCAAGGTTTCAGCGAGTCCGTCGATTTTTTCCATTATTGCGTTAATTCGGTTTGTAGTTTCAAATATAGATTCCGCTGCAGGTTTGCTATGTTAACAATGTTGTGCGCTCCGTTGTCATCAACAACCCTGTGCTTAACGCCTACGGCTGAATTGAAACGGATTGTATACATGACAATTTGCTTATGTTCTCTGCGGTCTGCGTTTACATTCTCGGCACCACTTTCTTGCTCAACACGCTGCGCCCAGGCGGTTGCATATTCCGTCCACGTTTGCAGCTTCTCGCCTGTGTTTGTATCTATGGTCTCGGTGTAACTTTGCAAGCTTACCAAAACATCCATTAACCCCGCATTCATCAGATCATGATTTGGATTTTGTACGGATCGAGTAAGTAGTGAAACCCGAAATTCATTTCGCTGTTAATACTTCCCGCAATGATGGCCTGCCTGTTATCGTAGTATTGAGCAACCAACAGCAGCGCCGCGTGTTTAATCGTGGCGGGTAGAATTGTATCAGGATCTACAGAAGAAGTCCCGACAGGATTAAAACCCTCAGAGATTTCAACAATGTACTTAATCACATCGTCCGTTATTGAGGATGGCGTATTTTCAAAAAAGATATTTCTGCTATACCCGCCCATCGGATCAGGCGCAACCAACCAATCGGCAGAATCAAAAGCAACAACTGCCTGCGAGTCGTTCACATAGCTCACGGAGTTAATAGCCAAACAGCGCGTATTTAAGCGCAGATAATTTCCCGATGGTATATTGAGTCCATTCACGGGATTCACGAGCGCAGGCTGGCCCGTAAATGAGTCGAAGCCATACTTTGCCGTTCCTTTGCGAATCGAATAGCCCAAATAATTACTGCAGGCATCAATTGCCATAGAGATAAGCCCCGAAATGTAAGTATCATCTGAGGAACTTGTAACCCTTAAATGGGTTTTTGCATCTGCCAAACTGAGGTAATCAGTGGCGGCATTTGCGAAGGCGGTATATCTACGGCTAACAAACATTTTATTCGGCGTCTAATTCGGTTTCAGGGTTTACTGGCTTTGCCTTTTTGCTAGGCTTGGCTGGTGTCAATACTGCAATCTCTTCAGCAACGCCCGCCTCAATTAAGAGCATTGCCTGCTTGGTTTCCATTATTACTTCCTCGCCTACGTTGTAACTTAAATTAAATTGCCCTGTAGGGTTTGCTGTAAATCTCACTTTCATATTGGCCCAGGGGCGATGCAGTCAAGATCACCCCCGGCACTTGGTACTTTAATGACCCCAAGCGGTCAAATTATTAGGCTACGATGTCCTTACAAACTGCGAAAGCAGTAGGCTGCAACAAATTTACATCCATGTAAGAGTTAAGGATAACGTTGGTCAAACCAGCAGTAGCTCCGCTGAAAGGATCTACCACTAATTCCATGCCGCCGCCCCATGAAGCCAAAGCGAGCTTGGAGAAGTCACCGAAAATCATTGCAGACAATGTGCTGCTAGAACCTTTAGACAAGTTGCTAGGCACCAAAGTTGAAGTGGCTACATTGTAACCGTTCAATTCAGAACCACCTGCAGGCCAGATGAAGTTACCTTCTACACCAGAAGCTTGGCGTGGGATAGTTTGCAAAGCGGCTTTTACTTTAGGGTTGGTCAAGTAAGCAACACCTTCGCCGTTAGCGTTTTCTACAGCCTTCATCAAGTTAACAACGTCAGCCCATACTGGAGCGATACCGTTAGCGTTTGTGCTGTTAGAAGATGCACCACCTGCGAAAGTTACGTTTACGTTGCTATTGGCAATGATACCAGTAGGCTCGTTAGATCCACCACCTTTGATAGCAGCAGTTTCCAAAGATTGAGCCATTGCATTCAACAACCAGTTACGCACGTAAGCGTCGATTGAGTTGCTAGATTGCAACATCAACTGGTTTGATACCTGAATGTAAGCAGCCAAACGCTTAGGGCTGAAAGTGATTTTGCTGAAAGCAGGGCTCTTTTCAGAAGCTGAACCGTTTTCAGTGTTCCAACCTGCGCTAGGAACGGTTGAAGCTGTTGGCATATCCAAGTTACCAACCAATCCAGACAATTGCTGAACACCCAAACCGCGCAATACGGTGCGAGGTAACAACACATCGATAATTGAACCAACAGAAGTTTGAACGTTTACACCACCTTCAGAACCAGAAGTTCCGCCTGTAGCAGTCATATCACGTTTGAATACTTCAGAAGGGATTTTTACAGAGTGAGCAGAAACAGAAACACCAGAACGCTGGAACTCTTCAGCACCGATTTGAGAAAATTCACCTTCAACACCTTCGCGGCGTCCAGTGGTAGCCAAATTGATTGCACGCTTGAAGCTGTAATCTTTAGCCATGTTTTCTTTTTCTTTTTCCTCACCACGGCTTGCAGAATGACCGGCAGCTTGTGCAGCCAAGTTTTGCAACTTTTCCAAGGTTTCAACTTCAGCTTTGATCGCGCCCAAACGAGCCTCGATTTCGCTTAAGCGATTGGTTTCAGAATCAGCCATAGATCTGGCTTCTTTTTCGATTGTGGTTTGCAAGGTAGACAATTCGCCGAGCAAACGTCCACGCTCTTCTTTCAATGCTTTAATTTTATTCATGATTTTGTTTTTTGTTTAAAGGTTTTGGTATCTCAATAAAGCCAATTTAATAACATCGGCAGAGGCTTGGCTTCTTTTGGCCTCTTCAATCTCTTGCTCCTGATCACGCATAGCAACAATACTACGGGCGTCGGCTTCAGTGTCAGCGTAAGCGGGATAAGTTACAGGGCTCACATCATACAAATCCTCAATTACTTTGATTGTGCGCTTGCCCATAGATCCGTATTTTTCCGACTCGCTCCACATTTGTTCTTTGATCGTGAAGGCAAATGAACTCTGTGTGATATCTCCACGCATGATAGAACGCACAACGCTCATATGTGTGGGGTTTTCGTAATCTGGCACCCATGTATATTCTAAATTGCCATCGCCATTTACAAACACTTTGCAGGTGTTTGCTTTTGTACGGCCCAAAATTAACTCGGCTTCGTGATTGAACAAACAACGAATGTCGTAATCTTTTGACAGAGCATTGTCAAACGCCCCTGGCAAAATAACCTCCTCAAAATATCCTAGATCCGTAGCGGAATTAATGACAGCAGCAATGCCGCCAATTTCTTTTGGCATGCCTTCGCCGTCCTCTCTGGTGTGAACAGTGCCCGTAAATGTGCGCCTTTCTTGTTTCATTTTAAATATTTTCTTGGTTATTCGTACCCTCTGGGTTGTTGTTTTTGTCGGCGGTGCTCATTAGTTGTGCAATCTTTGCATCCATGTATTCATCGATTTTGCTCGACGGCATCAAATTAGATTCGATCAAATACTCATCGCCTCCATTAAATCCGTTTGCATCTTCAAACATGCGGGCCTCGTTACGTGAAAGCCAACCGCCGCGAATGCCTTTATTGTAATAGTCAGCGCGCTCATTGGCGGAGGCTCTCAACAGCGAATTAAAGTTAAATTTAAAGTAATAAGTTAACTTATCATTTTCTGTTAACAGCTTGCGGGCCATTTCCTGCTCGATGTTAATCGCATAGGATGCCAAAGTGCGAGCGTAAAAATCTTGATATTCCTGCTCAACGCTGGATTTGATGCCGTCCTTTGCACCGATCATTGAAGCGGGCACCCCAAAAATACGGGCGATTTCCTCAGCAGAAAACTTACGAGTTTCTAAATACTGCGCCTCCTCTGGGCTAAGGCTGAGCTTCTCCATCTTGATGCCATTAGGCAACACAGTGCTACGGCTTGCCCCGTCTATAACGTCATCCAAAGATTTCTTTAATGGCACTGCCTGCTCGGGTTTAATCTGCGCATCCGATGTTAACAAAAATTTTAATACTCCATTTTTGTAGACGCCCGCGCTCTGGCTAATTGCTGCCAAATCAATACCCAAGGTTTCGGCGTGCACCACGATTGGCGATAAACCCACAAGCGGATCATCACCACAAAGCCCTTTAAAGTGCAACATGTCGGCCGCTGGAATCATGCCCGGGAATCCTTTTCGATTCACCTTGTAAAACAATTGGCCATCCTGCATAATCGGTTGCACGTAATCAGGTGCAATCGGGTGCAACTCAATACCCAAATATCTGCTGTCGCGATTGATAAAAGCGTAAGCGTTGCCCTTCAGCGCCAAGTGGCTCACCATGTATTTGGTAAAATCATATTTCGTTTGGTAGGGGTTCGGCTCGTTCACCAATGCCGTAGCATAGTGTACCACAACCTGCTCGCGATTGGTGCCATCGTCTTTATATAGTTTTAAAGATAGCCCCGCAATACCGTCTGCAATAACTCTAACACACGCATGCACCGACGCAATAGAAAGCGCCGTGCGATCATTAACCGCCTGACCGCTTTTTGTTTGATATCCGAAAACATTTTGTAAAGTATTCACTAGCCAATCAGTTGGCTGCGATAAGCTACTGCGCTTCTCCGCTCTTTTTGGCTGCCAGAATTTTAGATTCATCGCCCGCAAATTACAACTGCCCTAAATTACTCACGTTAACAAATTACTTATTACGCCCCTGGGCCAACCACCTGCTGAGCGCTGCCCTGAACACGTCATAATTTTTGTACCGACGCACGCCAAACTTGCCGAAATACTTTTCCTCGGTTGCATTGTAGGCATCCTCATAAGTCCGATATCTCGGTAGGTTGTTGTAATATTCCTGCATGTAATCGTCTAGAAATTTCATAAGCTTACAAACCAAAAATCTGATTCTTTTTCTTTGGCGGCATCCTGCATGCAAGTGCCCAATGCCATAACTATCGAAACAGGCCCATCGACTTTATCGCCAGACTTGGCTTTGTCAATTTTGATATTACCCGCTGGATCAGTGCGCAGCATTATGTTGCCCATCATCCAACGAGTAACGGGATTGCCCGCATGCCTTAATTGTTTGTCCTTTGTGAGTCGCTCCAATTCTTTAGTAGGTGCAGACATTGATACAAAGCCTTGGCCAAAAGGAAACATTTGCAAGCCTTCGTTTTGTAGCTCAATAACTAACTGCGAAGAGTTGAATCGGTCAAATGCAATATCTTTGATGTCGTACTGCTGGGCCAACTGAATAACCCGCGCCTTAATAAATGAGTAATCGGTTACATTGCCATCAGTTAACTCAATATGCCCATCGGCTGCCCATTGCCTAATCGATTGCCCTGCTGCGTCCTTGCGTTTATATGCC